AATGACCACCAGAAGAAAATATGAATGGAAAAACTCTAATGGTGATGTTATTGAAACTTTATATTTTAAACCTTTAACTAGATTTGACAGAAAGAAAGCACAATCTGTCGCTGGCACAGATGAAGCTTTAACAATAACAACTCATATTCTTTGTCAGGTCGCAGAACTTGAAGATGGTAGTAAAGCTTTTAAAATGGCAGATGCAGAGGATTTGCATAGGTTTATTCCAGAGAATGTTTTGAATGATATTGAGTTATTTTTATTTAATTTAAATACAGATATAAGTTCAGCAAAAAACGAATAAGAGGGGATAACTGGCTAAACTTTGAGTTTTTCCTAGCAACAGAACTTGGTAAGACATTACAAGAATTAAGAATGTCTATGACGGAGGAAGAGTTAATATATTGGGCTGCATATTATGAAATTAAGAATGATAGGGAGAAACAAGAAATGCAACGACAAAAAGC